TAGACACACCAGAGAGTAGAACAAGTGACAAGATAGAGAAGAAGTATGGCATGTTGTCCAAGAAGTTTCTAAAAGAAGCATTGGCAAAGGGCAAGAAGATTTCTATAAAGACTTACAAGGGCGATGAAACTGGTAAGTTTGGTAGAATACTTGGTGACGTATTCGTGGATGGTAAGTCTGTGAATAGTGCGTTATGTAAGGCAGGTCATGCTGTAGAGTATTACGGACAATCAAAAGATGATGTCGAAGCGGCACATATGAAGAACAGAAAGAGACATAAGGTATAAGATGGCCATATTTCGTGGAGGAAAACGTTTAGGACCATTTGACATAAGACTTGGTCTACCACGTGGACGTGAGTATGACAACATACCAGGTGACCCACGAGTAAAACAACGTGCCAACCCAGAGACAACGATAAACAGATTTAGAAGTGCCATCGCAAAGGGCGAGGGACTGGCGAGAAACACCAGGTTCTTGGTCAACCTACAACTACCAAAGGGCAAAATACTAGAGGAGATACTCAACACCACTAACGCACAGGCGAGAGAGGGTGTTATCGTAGACCAACAGGTATCAGGCGCTGTGGGTGTTATGTCAACTGATAGGAGTATGTCACCAGACGCTTCTCTATTATGTACCAATGCCACAATGCCAAGTAGAACATTGAATACGAGTCCATATCGTATCGCTGGTGCGGCATACAAGTACCCCACACAGGTACAGTATTCTGACGTCCAGTTAACATTCATAGGTGATAAGTTTCTACGATTGAGACGGTTCTTTGAGATGTGGCAGAGTTCGATATATAATAACCAGACAGGGTTATTTAACTTCTACAAGGAGTATATTGGCGATATAGATATATTTCAGTTAGGTCAATTCGATGATACCAATGATAGAGACGCTGCTACGTATGGTGTTAGATTAAGAGAAGCATTCCCCACAGCGATAGGGGAGGTTAATTACGATAGTGGTTCTCAGAATGGTTTTGTTGCGATTAACGTTACATTCGCATATAGAGATTGGTTGAATTTCAACCTAGATGTCGATAGTACTGGCAAAGTTGGTGGTCTATCGTCAGGAACAATAAAAGCAGGTGATGGTGGATTCTTAGATAGTCTACCGCCTGAGTTAAGACGGGCAGGACGTCAAGTTGTTGGTCAACTGAAACGTTCTATACCAATTGGTAAAGTATTTGGCGGGAAAGTATTTCCACCATTTACATTTTAAATTATAAAGGAGATTAAATTATGGCTTTGCCGTTATTAAATACACAAACATTTGATTTGATGGTCCCTAGTACGGACGAGAAGATAAAATATAGACCCTTTCTTGTTAAGGAAGAGAAGATACTTCTACAAGCGCAAGAGGGTGAAGATACGGAGATGATTGACGCATTAATGACTATCATTAGTAACTGTACGTTTGGTAAGATAAAACCAGACCTATACCCATCGTTCGATATGGAGTACATCTTTCTAAAGATACGTTCTAAAGCAGTTGGTGAGAAAGTCAATCTCAACTTAAAATGTCCAGATGATAATGAGACTATGGTACAGCATACTGTTGACCTATCTAAAGTCGAGGTTGAAGTAGAAGATGGACACACAAACACAATTGACCTAACTGATACAGTATCAGTAGTGATGAAGTACCCAACTGTGAAGACATTCTCAGGTAGAGACTTGAAGAAACTATCACCAGAGGATACTATCGCCATGACTGGTCAATGTATATACCAGATTGTAGATGGTGTTGAGACATATGAAGCAGATGACCTATCTGAGAAAGAGATTGCTGAGTTCCTAGAGAACCTAACGCAGGCTCAGTTCGCTAAGATACAAAACTTCTTTGCCACAATGCCTAGATTGAAGCATGTCGTTAATGTGACTAACCCTAAGACAAAGAAGAAAGGTAAAGTCGTATTAGAAGGTATGCAAAGTTTTTTTTAATATGCCTCTCTCATATTAATTTAGAACAATATTATGAATTGAATTTTAAGATGATACAGTTACACCATTGGTCGTTAACTGAGATTGAAAACATGTTACCATATGAGCGTGAAGTTTATCTTGCTTTATTGAATGAACATATAAAGGAAGAGAATAAGAAGTATAGAGAGGCACAGGCTAAGAACAGGAGATAACATGGCTGAAGAAGTAAAGACACAAACGACACACCCAGCAGATAGTAATGGTGATGGTGTTGTGAGTCCAGAGGAACATAAGATGTATCTGGAGTTTAAGAGGAAAGAGTTAGAAGACGCTGACGCTATGAGAGACGCTCAACGTAAGATGACTTGGTTCGCATTGGGTGGTCTATTACTATACCCATTCGCTGTCGTTCTGGCTGTATTGGCAGGATTGAACACAGCAAGTCAGATACTTGGTGATATGGCGGCTACATACTTTGTCGCTGTGGCTGGTATCGTTGCGGCCTTCTTTGGTTCACAAGCATTCACAAATAAAAAGAAATAATTAGATGGCTGATTTTAAAGACGTAATCATTAGACTACAGGAGAACAGAAACGATAACAAGGAGGTCATTGATAACCAGACCGCAACGTTATCCTCTGATATACAATCCCAGACGGGTGAGTTATCTTCTACTATAACTGAGACAACGAAAACTCAGAATAGGTCTTTTGGTCAATCTTTAGCATTACAGTTTAAGAAGAATAATGATGGTCTAAACAACATAAGGGAATCATTCACCAATAACTTCCAATCGATGATAAACTCTGCGGAGGAGCAAGCGAATGCTGCCTCTGACCAACAACAGGCAATCGCTGATGAGGCGGAGAGAAATGCCCTCATAGTACCAAAAGATGAGACTGGTGAAGCGATAGATAAAGCCGCGGAGAAGTCAGATAAGAAGACCAAGGGATTATTTGGTGGTCTATTATCTTCGATGGGTGGAATGGTCGCAGGTGCAGGACTTGGTGGTGGTGCGTTACTCGCTGGGGCTGGTATACTCATGGGTGGTGGTGGATACTTCCTAAAACAACTCAATGAGATGGACGGTAAGGCGATAAGGGAAAATGTCGTTGAGTTGATGTCTATATCTGATGATGTAGGTGGTAAAGCAGAGTTCTTCCTAGAGGGTGGAACATTCGTGTTAGCCATGACTGGTATTGGACTTGGACTGGCAGCGTTTAGTGCTGGTGCGGCTGTAGCGGCTGCTGTTGAATACTTTAGTGGTGAGAGTGCGTTCGCTACTACGATACGTGCCAACGTAAAAGAATTATTAAGTATAGAAGACGACCATGGTGGCACATTTGATTTCCTAGCGAAAGGTGGTGCCTTTGGTATCGCTATGACGGCTATTGGGTATGGTCTCGCGGCATTCAGTATAGGAACTGGTGTTGCGGCAGCGGTTGAGAAGTTCTCCAGTGAGAGTGAGTTCGCTAAGACTATTCGTGCCAATGTAAAAGAGTTAATGGGTATCAATGATGACCATGGTGGGGCATTAGAGTTCTTAAAAGACGGTGGTGGATTCTTCATCGCCATGACAGCAATAGGTGCTGGTCTTGCCGTATTTGGGGCAGGTTCTGCCGTTGCGGCAGCGTCTGATACTTTCTTAGCCCTTGACGCTGAGAGTATAGTGAGTAATGTTACGACACTATTAGGTATCAACGATTTATTCACAGGATTTGGAGACGCATTAGTAGAGGGTGGTACGTTCTTCGTTGCCATGACGGCTATCGCTGCTGGTCTGGCAGTATTTGGTGCTGGGTCTGCGGTCGCAGCCCTAACAACTGGAGCAGGTGAGTTCATCAAGCCAGATTGGGCACAAGGTATAGTTGATAATGTAACGACACTATTGGGTATCGCATCAATGCCTGAACTATTATTAGACACGGGATTATTCGTTACAGCCATGACTGGTATTGGGGCAGGACTCTTAGCATTCAGTATTGGTAAGGCTGGGGCAAGCACGGCAGAGATTATTACACAATTCTCTGGTGTTGATTTTGCGAAGACGATAAAAGATAACGTCACAGATTTATTAGGTATAATGGACGACCCTAACATCAACGTATCCAAGGCGGCAGATTTCACAACCGTCATGGGTGTTATAAGTGCGGGTCTATTGGCATTCTCTGGGGCTAAGTTTGTATCAGCGTTGGCTAATGTAGGTACATCTATACTCAACTTCTTATCAGGCGAAGAGAGTCCTGTTCAGGAGATGTTAGCGTTGGCTGACAATGCTGAAGAATTGACCACGGCGTCAACGGCATTAGATAGTCTGGCAGTATCACTACAGGCGATATCTGGATTACAGTTCGATGGTAGTAAGATTAACATGAGGAAGTTTGCGGAAGATTTATCTGAGAGTGTGCCACTGATAGAGGCAGCCATCATGGGTGGTTCTGTTGATATGTCTTGGTTACCTACTGGTGAGACGAGATATAATGGTCTCGCAAGTCCAGAGATTGATTTTGAGGCAGCAACTCATCGTATAACTGAGTTGAGAAGGGCATTAGGATATGAAGTGGCAGAGAAACAAGAGATGTCCGCAGAGGCAGCAGCCAGCGCGGCAAACATGTCCGCTATAAATGCTACCGCAAATAATGTTCAAACTACCAATGTACAGAGTAAGTCCACATATAGTGTGGCAAGTTCAGTTCACAACCACGAGAAAACCGTTGGTATGATGAACAATATCAACGGTTCTCGTTACAGTATAACTGATGGTGAAGATTTTTAAGCCGTCTGATACCTAGGCGTCTTCGTTAAGGTCATTAAATTATTCCTCTTTTTTTGTTTCGATTGTTTCTTTAAGTTTTTCATTTTAGTTCTCCCTTTAAATTGATTGAGCATCGTGCCCATTTGCCTAGTTAACGTCATTATTTCTCCTATTGTTTAAATGTGTATATCTGTATCAGTTCTTCCTTTCCCTTAACCTTTATCTCACCAATACTCTTAGTCTTAATCGTGTCTGGTAATTGATCCTGTGTGAATGATGACCATATGGTCTTGTTGTCTAAGTGTTCATGTCTGCCTGCGGTAGCCTCTAATCGTGCGGCTAAGTTCACAGCGTCACCCACAACAGAATAATCCAATCTCGTCTTCGAACCCATGTTACCAACTATCGCTGGGCCAGTGTTAACACCTGTACCAACATTGATATCTGGCAATCCTCTCTCTTTGTATAATACTTTTAATTCTTTTATCTTGTCCTCTATCTCTTGGCATGACTTAATCGCCATCTCAGCATGATTAGGCATATCCAACGGTGCGTTGAATATCGCCATCACACAATCTCCCATGAATTTATCTATCATACCACCATTACTGAGTATGATGTTAGATACCTCATTTAGAAACTCGTTTATCAACTCTACTAACCCCTCTGGGTCGTCCTTGTTCTTGTAGTATTCACTTATGGGTGTGAAACCAACGATGTCCATGAATAGGAAGGACATCTCTTTTCTCTCACCACCTAGTTTCAACTTACCTGGGTCTTTCACTAATATCGCCACCTGTCTTGGGTCTAGGTATTTCTCAAACTGTTTCCTTATCTGTTGTTTCGCTCTGAACTCTAGTATGAAACGTAGGAACGTGGCATGGAATCCACATACCCATAGTGTGAGTAATATCCATGTAACATCTAATAATACTAATGCCTCGAATGAGAGTGTGAACCAGTTGCCTATGCCTATGGTCGCACCAATGAGTGTTAGACCAATCAACCAATACTGTGCGAACCTTACTAATACTATTATAACACAACCTACCAGAAAGGCAAGCGTTAATTCAATCAGATTGTCATATCTCTTTATCGTCTCACCATCAAGTATAGTCTGTAGTGAGTTGGCACTTATCACATAGTCGTACTGTTCACCAGTTGGTGTCGCAATCACACTTGATAGACCCTCTGCGGTCAATGCCAGTATAACTGTGGTACCTGCCGCGGCACTAAAATCTTCACTCGCCGCACTTATCGTCTTAAACTCTTTATTCCAACGTAACCATATTCTGGCATTACTATCTGTGTTGATTGTCGCATATGCTGGTACCCTCATCGCAATAACACCTGTATCATCTGCCTTTACTTGATATGATGGGTCACCAACTGCCACTCGTATAGTCTCTATTGCCATGTTAGGGTATACCTCTTCACCAATCTTCATCAACAATGGCACTCGTCTCGTAACACCATCTATCTCTGGTGCCGTATTGATAACACCTACACCAGAAGCACATTGTGCCAACTCTGGTAGTGGTCCAACCATACCAGGCCACTCGTATAAAAAGTTGAGTGGGTCACCTATCTTCGCAACACCTCTTGGTACTGGATTAGATTTTCTTTTCTGTACTGTACCTGTCTGTGCGATTACTGTACCATATGTGAGTGTCTCACAGAAATCCATGTCACCATCAAATCTGTCCCTCTCACTAAACAATATTGGCATAACGATTATGCCTGTCTGTGCCTGTCGTAAATCAACAATCATATCTGCCAACACCTGACGAGGCCATGGCCACTGACCATACTTCTCAATCGCCTCTTCGTCTATTGTTATGATTGTTATGTCTTTAGATGGTGTCTTTGTTTCATTACCTAAAACAAAGTCAAAGGATTTTAGTCGTAGTGTCTCTTTGAAACCTGGGTCTTGTAACCCTAGATATGTAAGAAAGAATAGCGTTATGAACGCTGTTGTCCAATGTGTAATATATTTCACTATTACTATTTAGTTACCTTGTGTTACTGAAACTGAACAACCACCAATCGTAGCACATGATTGTGTCAAACTATATGATTGCGCTGTACCACCTTGTTGCATTAAATCTAAATCTGTACCATAACTACCACTTAATGTAATAGTAGCGTTGTGTGTAGCACTTCCCTTTTGTATAATATCAACATCATTATCAGAATTATTTATAGTTAAAGTTAATGTTTTATCTTGGTTACTTTCTTGTCTTGTATAAACATCATTATTACTTCCGTAAATGTTTGTAATATTTGAGTGTTCATGGCCTGAATTATTTGACCTTTGACTTCCTAAAAATGTATTGTTTGAACCGTGAATATCTAATCTTACAAAATGACCACCATATTCATAATCATCAACAGCTAAAAGTGTGCCTGTGTTTGTTACATGATAACCTTGAGCAAAGTCAACATCATTACTTGAACCTTGTATATGAAACTCAAATCTATCACCACCACAAGGACTTTGATTACAGAATTGTTTAATACTCAAACTATTACTGTCACCATCTATATCTCCACCCCAACTATATCCACTTCCCCACGCTGAAGTGTACCCAACATAACCATCATCACCTTTTTGTTCTATCTCAATTGTATTATTTGTATGATTACCTATTGACATATCTACTTTATTGTCTTCACCGTCTTGTGATATCTGTAAACTTAAATTATTACCTGAACCTGTTTGTGATACATATATTTCATTTGCTCTAACTGGACTCGTCACGGCTGACAATGTAAGTAAGAATGCCGTTAGAAACAACAATAGTAGATTTTCTTTTATCATTTTTCCTATTGTACCTCGTTTTGTCCTTAACGACCCTCTTTCTGTATTTTGGTGTTCTCAGTTCTTTCGCTATTGGGTTCCGCTTCTTCATTTTTTTTCTTCGTAATCTTTTTCATCTTGTCAATATATCTACGATATACTGCCGCCTCTGCGGTCTTACCCATAACTCTGGCACGTTGCTCCATCGCAATCGCAGCCTGTATCTTATGTGCGTGTGTCTTACCACTACCCTCTATCTTCTTTACACTTGCCTCTGCGGTCTTAACATCTTTGAACCCAAGACCTTTTATCGTGCCCTTTGGATTCTCGTCTGTGTATAAGTCACTATGTTTCTTACTGCCCACAGGTTGTCCCTTCTTTCTAGGTATCCTAGGTGCCTCTGTAAACTCTTTAAATGACTTCATTGTATTTGTATTATTGTTATCTCGTTATCTTGTCCACCCAGTTCGAAATCGTACATTTCAAATTCGTCTTGTATTATATTTATAATATATCCGTACTCCTTGTCCAAGCGAAGTTCAATATATGCCCCACTCGCACCCTCTCGTATCCACACCCATTGTGGATCCTCGTCTAATA